AATACACGAAATTATAAGCGTAGAATTGATAAAGCCCCAGTTGAAGGAGTAGAAGAGGACGAGCGCCATTCATACGTTATTGATGAAACTACAGCAAGCGATCCCCACCAAGATAAATTATCTATTTTTATAGACCTTTATACTGAATATTGTACTGAGAATATCTTTGAATTGTTTGCTAAAGATGAGGATGCTCAAATAGCAGACGCAATCCTTGAACTATTCCGTAAAAGAGAAGATATAGACATATTTAATAAGAAAGCTCTATACATTTATATCCGTGAACAGGTTGATGCTAAAACACCTAAAATCACCAAAATAGCAAATCAGCTATACGATATATTTAAACGCAACTATATCTATTATCTAGAGCACGGTTATGTAGATTTTAAATAACTTAGTATTTATAACTATGAGCCAGTTTGATAAAATAGTATTTGGTAAGAAAAAATTCTCAGATATTTTAGAAGAGATTTATACTAACCAACAGAAAAAAGATAAGCAGGTAACTACCCTTATCAATGAACTTAAGCCTATGATGGAAGACATAGGTGACGCTACTCTTATTGTTCCATTAATCAAAGAATATATGGAAATAGGAGTTAAAAACGATGACCTTTTAATTAAAATGGCTGCTTTAGCACAACGTGCTATGAATAGTGAAGGTGGAGAAAGCACATTAGGCATCTCAGACGAGGAAAAACAACAATTACTTGACGAGATAAGCAAGTTTAAATCTTAGTAAAAATGGCTAAAACCAATAGATCAGGTGGTGTTTTAGGAGCTTTCCTTGATAAATCTAATTTTCATACATCTTTCCCAGTCCAAAATGTTGGTAGAGTAGTTAGTATAGTATTAGATGAGACTCACCCCAGATTTAAAGAATTAGGTGAATGGAATGGTTTAGGCACTATAGAATATACTTTAGTAGATCAACCAATCCCAGCAAGCCAAGTCTACCCTATAGCTAAACCCTATGATCCTTCTATAAGAAACTTTCCATTAATAAATGAAATAGTTTATATAGCCCAGTTGCCAGATACAGATATTGGAAGATTTACTTCTTCTAAAAGATCATATTATATGAGTGTAGTGGGTTTATGGAATCATCCTCACCATAATGCTTTCCCACAAAATTCTAATATACTACCTCCTTCAGATATTTTTAGGTAGAACGTTTGTTGAAAGAGGTAATATCCATCCTCTTTTACCATATGAGGGAGATAGAATTTTAGAAGGTAGATGGGGTAACTCAATTCGTTTTGGATCTACTGTTACAGGTTCTATAAACACTTGGTCTTCAACAGGAACTAATGGTGACCCTATTACTATACTTAGAAATGGTCAAGGTAATCAAACAGATGAGGGTTGGATTCCAACTGTAGAAGATATTAATAATGATGATTCTTCTATTTATTTAACCTCTACCCAAAAAATTCCTCTTCAATCTAGAGCAGTTGAAATTAACCAATATTTTAGCTACCCGGATAGTAGTAAACCTACAACCCCTAATGAATATGCTGGTAAGCAAGTTATTCTAAACTCAGGTAGATTAGTATTTAATACAACACAAGATCACTTACTTTTATCTTCTCAAAAATCTATAGGTTTTACTGCTGTTGAATCTATTAATTTTGATACAACTAATGATATAATTTTACAAGCAGGTGGAGTGTATCTTGGATCTAAAAGTGCTACTGAATCAGTCCTATTAGGTAATACTACGGTTCAATTATTGAATACTTTAATTAGTGAATTGGTTAAATTAACTAATTCTTTATCTATTCAAGTAGGAGTCCCCCCAGGTGCTCCTTTAGTACCTACTAATACAACTGCGGCTTTAACTAATACTACTTTACTTAATCTGCAGGCACAATTAAATACTTTATTATCTAACTCTGTAAGAACTGTATAATGGCTTTAGCTCCTAATAGTGCACTTTTATCTAACGGTGATTTTGTTTTTATTGAGACTTTAGGTCCCAAAATCAGAGCTGTTATTAAAAATCCTGCAGGAGAAGTACTTTACACTAGTGAATATAGTTTTTCTGTATCAAAAGAATTCTTAGCTATAACAGCTGTTGCTGTATTTTATGGTAGTAATGTTACAATTATTGAGGATAATATTGATGTCCCAACTGAAGTACTTCCTGAAGTTATAGTTACTCCACGACAAATAGAGCAAACTAGACAAGAAGAGACAGCTACTAGACAACAAGTCCAGCAAACAGTTGAACTCCAACAAGTCCCAGAATCCGTAATTGAAGATAGCACCCCAGAACAAGTTAAACCTAAAGGAAAAAATAAGTTAGGACAACGAATTTTAAATTTAGGTAGACAAGTAATTAAATTAGTTATAACTAAACTTCAATCTTTAGCTGAGGAGTTTCTTTTAAATCAATTCAATCAAGCTAGGGAAGAAGCTATTTCTCAAGGAGTTGAAGCTATAGCAGAAGTAAAAGAGCAATATTGTCCTGCTCCTGCTACTCTAAATCAATTAATTGAAACTAGAAATAATATAGTAGATCAATTAAATGGTATAGGAAATAGATTAAATTTAGCTAATACAACTGTACAAAGTTTAACTAATGTAACTAATGTAGCCCAAACAACTCTTGATATAGCTAACCTAATCCAATCAGGGCTAAATATAGCAATAGCTACGGGATTATTACCTGCCCCCGCTTTAGGTCCTAATGTAGCTAGTTATAATAGTATAGAAAAAACTATAGATCTCTTAAAACCTCAGGTTAGCAATACTAATAGTGCTTTATATGGAACCTCAGTTCCTTTAGGAATAGTTTCTTATACTGTTACTCAAGCTATTGATTTTTTATCTTTATTAGATGTTTTGATAAACTTTTGTTCTACAGAAACAGATCCTTCTTTAACACCTGTCTCAGATACTATACAACAAGTTGCTATTAGACAAACCCAAGCTAATGTAGACTCAGGTAGTTATAATGGTTTTGTGATTAAGATAGAGGAAGTACCTTTTAGTCCTACTGTTACTCGTAGAAAAGCAGTAGCATTTAATCAATCAGGAATTGCTCTATTAGAAACACCTTTATCATTTACTACTAATGATCAAACCCTAATTAATGAACTTAAGCTAATAATTGACAGAGACAATTTAAGAGCTTACTAAATTCAATATTTATAACAGATGAAACCAAGTGAATTAAAATCATTTATCAAAGAAGCAGTTAGAGAAGCTATTCAAGAGGAATTAAAAGACATCCTTTTGGAAGCAGTTCGTGCTCCTAAAGCACCAATTCAGGAAGCTTATCAAATGCATCCTGTAACTGTTAATGCAACCACTACCTCAGTTCCACAAAAATCAACAGCCGAAAAAAGAGCTATGATGGAAAGTATTATGGGTGATATGGGAAGAGGACAAGACACTCTTTTATTTAACTCAGCTGATGCTAGAGGAATGGGTGTAGCTGCTAATACTTTACAAATAACCCCAGGTATGAATACTACTGGGGATGGGTCGAAGTTGCCTGAGGGTAATGTTGGTTTAGACATGATTATGGGCCTAATGGGTAAAAAATAATGGCATTCGGAGCACAAAAGATATTTCCAATTGATACCAAACCAGGAACGGCTGTTGGTGTTGCTATACCTTTTGATGCTCCAGGTGTTTTTTACTCTACTTATACTACAAAGGATGCTGTTAGAAATAACTTACTAAACTTTTTTCTAACTAATCCACCAGAAAGATATCTTAGCCCTACATTTGGTTCAGGTTTAAGAGCTTTTATTTTTGAACAAATTACTACAGGTAATTTAGATGGTCTTAAAGAAAACATTCAATCACAACTAACTCGTTTTTTCCCTAATGTTAGAGTAGGCAGTTTAGACATATTTCAAGACCCAGACTTTAATACTATAACCGTATCTTTAACTTATAATGTTATAGATACTACTATATCAGACGAAATTCAAATAGCATTCAACTAATGGCTGTAAGACGTAACATACAATATATAAACAAGGATTTTACCGAGTTAAGAGCGAGTTTAGTTAACTATGCTCGCACTTATTTCCCTACAACCTATACTGACTTTTCTCCATCATCACCAGGTATGATGTTTATGGAAATGGCAGCATATGTAGGTGATATTATGTCTTTTTACTTAGATAATCAAATCCAAGAGACATACTTACAATATGCTCGCCAAACTAATAATTTATATGAGCTAGCTTATATGTTTGGTTATAAACCAAATGTAACTCAGGTTGCTACTGTAGATTTAAGTTTTTACCAACAAGTACCAGCTATATCTTCAGGAGGATCTTATGTGCCTGATTATAGTTATGCTTTGTTTATTCCTGCTAATACAACTGTATCTTCCACAGATCCTAGTAATACAACATTTATTATAGAAGACCCAGTAGATTTTAGTGTTTCTTCTTCTGGGGATCCTACAGAAGTTACTGTGTATCAAGTTTCAAGTGGTGGAACAGTAGTAGATTATTTCTTATTAAGAAAAGTTCGTAAAGCAATTTCTTCTACAATCAATATTACTACTTTTAATTTTGGGGTTCCACAACAATTTTCTACGGTTGAAATTAGTTCTCCTAATATTGTAGGTATTCTAGATATTACTGATTCAGATGGTAATACTTGGTATGAAGTAGATTATTTAGCTCAAGATACAGTATTTGATTCTATTAAAAATACTAATGTAAACGATCCTAATCTATCACAATATCAAGGAGATACACCTTATCTTTTACAGTTAAAGGGAGTACAAAGAAGATTTACAACTCGTTTCTTAAATAATACTACTCTCCAGCTACAATTTGGGGCAGGAACTTCAGCTGATACTGATGAAGAAATTTTACCAAATTCTGATAATGTTGGGTTAGGTTTACCATTTGAAAAAGATAAACTTACAACTGCATTTTCACCATCTAACTTTATATTTACTAAAACCTATGGTATAGCCCCGTCAAATACTACTTTAACAGTGAGATATTTAACAGGTGGTGGGGTTAGCGCAAACGTATCTGCTAATACAATTACTTCAATTAATAGTGGTAATGTACAATTTTTAAATAATAATTTAAATGCTAGTACAGCTAATACTGTATTTAACTCTTTAGCTATAAATAATCTAGCAGCTGCTGATGGTGGTGGAGATGGGGATACAACAGAAGAACTTAGACAAAACGCTTCAGCTAATTTTGCAACTCAACTTCGCAATGTAACCCAAGATGACTATTTAGTTAGAGCACTTTCTTTACCTGCTAAATATGGGGTTATAGCTAAAGCCTATATTGAACCTACTAAAGCCCAATCAGTAGCTTCGGGAGCAGCAGCTTCAGTACTTGATTTATATGTTCTTTCTTTTGATGTTAATTCTAAATTAAGAACAGCATCTGTCGCTCTTAAACAAAATTTATCTACTTATCTTTCACAATATAGAATGGTAAACGATTCTATTAGTATTAAAGATGCTTTTATTATTAATATTGGTGTTAATTTTGATATAATTGTACTTCCAAACTTTAATTCAAATGAGGTACTTACAAGATGTATTTTAGCAATGCAAGATTTTTTTGCTATTCAAAATTGGCAAATTAATGAACCTATTATTTTAAGAGATTTATATATTCTTTTAGATGCTATAGAAGGAGTTCAAACAGTAAAAAATATAACTATATCAAATAAAGTAGGAACAGCTTTAGGGTATTCTGAGTTTGCTTATGATACTCTTGGGGCTACAATTAATAATGTAGTTTATCCTTCACTTGATCCTATGATTTTTGAAGTAAAATATCCTAATACAGACATTCAAGGTAGAGTAGTAAACTTATAAGACAATGGCAGTATATAAAATTTTCCCAGAAAAAGATGCTACAATGTATTCTTTGTTTCCACAGATGAATACTGGTTTAGATGAAATACTTGATGTTTCTAATTTAAATTTTGCTGTTGACAGCTATGCTCAAGCCGCAAGGTATTTAGTAAAATTTAATCAAGATGATATAAATAATGTATTTGATACTTATATAAGTAATTCCCAATGGAGTTCTGATTTTAAGTGTTTTATAGCAACGGCCCAAAGCATTAACTTAGATTACGAATTATTTGTTTACCCAGTTTCTGGATCTTGGGGAATGGGTACTGGTAAATATCTTGACCAACCTATTTCAACTGATGGGGTATCTTGGCAATGGCAAACCTACAAAGGGGGACAACAATGGGGAACCATTACAGGAGGAAATTTATATATTACAGCCTCATACTCAAGTAGTAATATAGGAGGTGGAATTTGGTATTACAGTTCTTCTCACCCATTCCCTATTACAGCTAGTCAAACTTTTACTTATCGTTCTGATAAAGATTTAAATGTAAATGTTAAAAACATAGTTGAAGTTTGGAGAAGTAGTTCTTTAGGGGCTGCTACTGGATTTGGGAATCAAATTGATAATGAAGGATTTTTAGTTAAGTGGAAAACATATCCTGAGAGAAGTTATGAAAACACAGAAGGATATCCTGTAGAGTTTAACCCTGCAAAAGCAGTTCAGCCT